ATACTTCTTAGTGAGGAAGAATAAAAACTCCTCTGGCTCATTCCCTGAGTAGATGTTTAGTACTTTTCCATATGAAGATAAATCATCACCTAGTGCCTGCATAGTACTCTTACCAATTTTATTTGTAACCAACTTATACATCATACCATTGGAAGTAATCATGATGACTTTATCTCTAACACCCACCTTAATCGCATTTACCACATTTTTAGACGGTTTATAGTTAGCTAATGGAATCCTTTTGATGTGGTTATCATCGGTTAAAACAACCATATATTGATCGTTAGACTGTTTGATTACTTTAGCCACTGCTTTCTCTTTTACAATGTCTACCTGAGTAACCTGTGTTCTTCTTTCCCAACCATACTTCTTAGTGAATTCATCTAACCTCTTTAAGAATTCTTTTGTAAGGTTCTTCTCACTGCTTAGCATATCAGTACAGAATTTAATTGTAGTAGTTAATTCCTTTGATTCTTTCTCTAAGTCAGCAATCTCTGTATGTGCTAACTTACTTAATCTCATATCAACAATTGCCCTTGCTTGGTTATCAGTAAAGCCTAACTTAATAATCTCATTCTTAGCATCTTCTACTGAGTTTGACTTTCTAATAGTAGAGATGATAGTATCAAGCATAGGAATTGCTTTTAGTAAACCATTGACTACTTCAATTCTAGTATTAGCTTTATCCAAATCATACTCATACTCTTTTCGTAAGCAGGAAATGTTATGGTCTACATAGACTTTAATATAATCCTTAAGAGTAAGTAATGTAGGAACTCTATCTACTAAAGCCATCATATTAGCACTAAAGGTGCATTGCAAATCAGTTAGTTTGAATAGTTTATTGAGTACTACTTCTGGTGACTCAGAGCATTCAATTTCAATCAGTAACCCATTATCATCTGACTTATTACAAATGTCTTCGATACCAACTAAATCTCCTGAGTTAACTAAGTCCTTTATCTTTTGAATTACTGGCTCTGCATATACTTGATACGGAAGTTCAGTAATAGTGATTAAGTTATCATTTACTTCAGTCTTAGCTCTTACTACTACACTACCTTTACCTGTTTCGTAGATAGTATGGATGTCATCCTTGTTAATGATAACACCACCAGTAGGATAGTCAGGATAGATGTTAGAGCAATCTACTTTACCATTCTTTGTGAATGATCTTACCTGCTCTACGAATTCGTTTAAGTTTCCTGGTTCCCATTCCTGTGCAATAGTATAGCCAATACCTTGTGAGCCATTTACAAATAATCTTGGCATAATAGCAGGTAGTACTTCAGGCCATTCTAAATCCTCTGAGAAGTTAGGGATAAAGTTTACTACTCTTTTCTTTAGTCCTTCTAATAAACCTTCTTCAGAAGCCTTAGACAATCTGCACTCGGTATAACGGGAAGCAGCTGCATCAGGACCACCAAGCAAGGAACCATTACCACCGTGAAAATCAACTTCACAAATGTTGTTTACCCATGGTTGAGACATACGAACAAATGTATAATACTCTGAGCCATGCGGTATAAGCTCAGCGATTGTAGCTCCATCTACCTTAGCGCATTTCACGTGAGGTTTGTTAGATGTATACCCATGAGTGTACATCGTATAAAGGCATGCCCGCTGAGAAGGCTTAAGTCCATCTCTTGCATCAGCGAAGGATCTGTTTGTATTGACCTCAACGGCATAAGTTAGAAAGTCAGTTTTCAATTCATCTAATGAGTTAATAGCCATAATTATCTCCTTTACATAAATACATTATATCATATAGTCTAAGCAAAGTAAACTATTAACCTAACTCTACTTCTACTTCTTTTCCATGTTCGAGTAAATAATCTCTTCTTGGCGCTACATCATTACCCATAAACATCTCTAGCATATCATCAGTAGCTTTAGCATCTTCTACTATAATCTGTTGCACGTTTCTAGTTTCAGGCTTAATGATACACTGCGAAAGTTCATTAGCATCTTGCTCACCAAGACCCTTGTTACGGTTGATTAAGTAGCTTTCATTTTTATGTTTCTTCTTATAATCTTCTAAATCCTTATCACCAGTTAAGAAGATATACTCATTCTTCTTTGTAGTAATACGATATAAAGGTGGAACAGCTGCATACACATGCCCATTTATAACAAGCTCTGGGCATAACCACCATAAAGCATTGATAAGTAACATACGAATGTTGCTCCCATCTTCATCACCATCTGCTGCCAAAATAATCTTATCATATCTCAACTTCTTCTCATCATAGATTAGTTTACCAGTTGCTTTATCAATGTCTAACCCTAAAGCAGTTACAATGTTACTAATCTCTTGGTTTGCATACACTTTATCTGGTGTTGCTTTTCTACAAGAAAGAATCTTACCTCTAATTGGGAACACTGCTTGTGTCTTACCATCTCTCTTAGCAATAATACCGTTAGCTGCTGAATCACCTTCTGTAATGAACAATTCGCATTCACTTCTATCTTTTGAGAAAGCATCTACTAATTTGGTTGGTAACTTAATGAACTTCTTACCACCAGACTTAGCATTACGAATACCATCTCTTGCTTTCTGTGCTGCCTCTTTTGCTTTACGTTCATTCAAGGCTCTGTCGATGATAAGTCTAGCGTCTTTTGGGTTATTAGATAACCATACTGGGAATTCATTAATAATGATTTGTCTCACTAGAGACTTGTCATAATCTACTACGCGTGTTTTAGTCTGGCTATCATACTTTACATTTTGACACTGGAGATTAAATACCAAAACAAGACCATTGAATACTTCTGTAGTTCTAAGCGAATCTTCCTGTTTCTTAATAATACCATTGTCTAATGCGAACTTGTTAATCCCTTGTGCCAGTAAGTATCTTACATCATTGATATGTACACCAGATTCCGTTAACCCATAGTTTACATAAGCAGTAGTGCTTTCAGAATAATCAGTAGAAAATGTCATAGCAATGTCAAACATACTATTTTCATTCTTCAACTTCATAGCGAATCTATTCTGCAATAGTTCCTTGCCATTTACCTTATCATCTAATAAATCCTGAATACCATTAGCAGAGCGGTATTCTTTTACTTCACCATTATACTGGAAGTCAATAGTAAGCTCTGGGCACAATGCACTAATGTCTTTGAATAACTTTCTTAAGTCATTCTCATTAACCTCTACATTTTGGAAGAATTGCTTGTCTGGTGACCATGTAACCCTAGTGCCAGAGTGCTCAACTTTCTTACCCACTTCTCTATTAACAAAGATACCATCGATAAAGGTTAGCTTCTCAAACTCCTTTCCGTTAGAAGAATAAACTACTAACTCCTTTGAGAGGAAGTTTGTGAGCTTAGACCCAATGCCATTTAACCCAAGTGAAGCTCCTTGATAGACTCCATCATTATCATACTTTCCTGATGTATTGAATCTATCAAATGCAGCTTGAAGAATAGTTTCTCCATCTTTCTCCACGTTGATTGGGAAGCCTTGACCTTCATCTTCTACTGAGTAACTATTGTACTTAGTGTCTACTTCTACACGAATCACATTTCCATGACCAATGATATGTTCATCTAAAGAGTTACTGAACACTTCCCTAGCTAATTGGGTACTATACTCATTAGAACCTAGATAAGTAGCAGGTCTTAGTCTAGTGAATTCTCTCGGACTTAATGTCTTAATACTATCTTCATTGTACAGATTCTTCTTTGCCATTTCTACCCTCCATAAATCGAACATATTCTTCATCATCGTTAAATAGTATAGTAACCAATGAGTGCCTTAGTTTATCATATACTAGGATGTATAGGTTATCTTTATACGGGTATAAATACCATACTAATCGATTAGTCTGCTTACCCAAGTATTCCAACTCACTGTTCTTAATACTTCGAACAATTTCTTCATATGGAAGTAGTTCACCTACACGTTGTAAGCATCTCTTTTCAAAGTGCTTTCGTTGACATTCTTTCTTCTTGTTGTCAGCAGACCTTAGCCGACTGTATTCTGGGTTCCTTGACATAATGTTCCTCCTTAATGATCTCTCTTTCTAAATAATTTACAACTTCTTCTTCGTATTGCTTCTGCACACAATCCTTGCACATACCGGAGCCTAAGTCACAGCCTGTACAACAATTTTGGTGTCTAGCAATTGTAAGTAGCATCTTAAGGGTCATAAAATAAACCTCCTATTTGATATTTATATTATACCAAATAGGAGGCCATTTGTAAACTATTATTTTAAGACTTCTTCATAGTATTTAGTTACTGCATCCATAACTGTGTTGTCTTCTAAGTAATACACATTAGGGCCATCACCAGTTACATTCATAAGTAATTGCATCAATCTTAAGTCAGGATACTTCTTCCAAACTCTCTTTAAGTCATCTAAGTATTTGTCTATTCTATCTAGGTCTCTCATATTCTACTCCTTATAATAGAGAAGCAATTATAGCAACAATTAGTACAGTAGTAACTAATACGATTAGGGACATGCATATAGCATATAAATCATCCATTTAGCTATACCTCCTAGTATAGCTAATTTAGCAGACTAAACCCCACTCAGCAAACTTTTCAAACCCACCTACATTAGAGATGTATTCTCTTGCAATGTCAACAATCTCATTGTATGGTTTGCCATCTACTTCTTCATCACCAATTGCACAACAAATATTAACTTCTTCTCCAGTTTTCTGTGCTTTCAGCCAAGCATAGATATTAATACTTACATCTGCTTTAGACAAGTCCTTGCCATGTAATCCACCACCAGTTACTGAGTGCGCCATATCTGAACCAAGTTTTCTATTAGTAGCACCAGAGTCGACGTTCATTCCACCAGTCCAGTCACCTAATGGATTAATTGTGGCATTGTCGAATACCTTCTGCAACTCCTCTGCTTTTGCATTAGATTGACAAATGATTAATCTATCACCATCCAAAATATACTTACCATCACAAGGATGCAAATTATAAATACCCCTAGCAACTGCTACTAATGCAACATCCTCAGCAGTAACAGGAACACCCTTGAAGATACCATTATCCCCACACTTTACTGAATCTTTTTGGTTGTTAGCCAAATGAACATCTTGTGGCACTTCTTTGTATCTAACATTAATGTCAGTTGTTTCAGCAATTCTATACACTGCACTTGCTACTGCATCCGTGGAGAGATGGACAGATGTCTCGGCAATGATGTTACACTCGCCATGACCAATCAATACTTCTACTGCGATCTTTGGGTTGGAATCAAGTGCATAAGCCATATCAACTAATGCACCAGCAATTCTGTCTGCTACTTTGTCAGGATGTGATGGGTTTACTTTTTCAATCATATTTTTTCTCCAATCTATTTAATTTATCTTTCTTTGTATTTGTTCTATTAGGCTTTGCGCCAGCCTTAGCTTCATACTTCGCACACTTCTGACATAAACCATAGAATGTAGCATCTTTGCCTAATTCGCACTAGTGCTCACAAATATAGTTTACACATTGAATCTCTTTAGTCTTCATTTTTTACTCCAATCCTCGCACTCATTACACATACTATTAACTGCGAATAACTGATTCTTAGTACAACCAAAACAACCTACATCTATTTCGGTAGCATACTTGCAATTAGTTGGGAGGTGAAAAGACAAAATCTTTAGTGCTTTAATGGCCTTATTAGTTGCCTCTCGTAATTCTACCCATTCAGCATCGGGGTTACTTAATACCTTAATAGCCTCTTCATTAGTCATTTACTGCCACTCTCCTTGTAGTTCTTACATTCAACTACTTTCTTTTTGATAGGTCTACCATATTCAGCATTACACCAAATTCCATTCTTTACTGGGCATATGTTTTTCTTGTTATCTGTACAGTTATGGACACAGGTTTTACACAGACTATTCATTTATATTCTCCAATTTTTAGTAACTGACCACAATTACAAACACCAATAGCATAGTTATCAAATGGAATAATCTTCCCACAAGATGGGCATACAGAACAAATCAGCTTAATACCATCAGCACCTTCCCTCTCCTAACGTTTAGGTGATCTACGAATCTGCTTTTCACACGATTTGATTAAAGTATTGTAATAATTTCTTTCATAACAATTATCACACTCATCTTTATCTTCAAAGCATCTGCTACAGGTATTATTCATGTCATAGGATAATCTTTCAATGGCTTTATATATCGATTCGTTATTCATCTTTATCAACCTCACACCAATGCTTTTCTGCTTTTGCTGAAATATCGCACTTTATCTTTTTAATGAATTCTTCCTTGCACATCTCATCTAAATCTAACCCACTATGAAACTTCTTATCAAAGTAGAATTCTGTTTCAAAAGTTACATTAGCTTTTTTAACCACTAAATCGTTAAAGTTACTATCATCTTGTAAACCTGTAATCTTTGGGGAGAATGCTTCTTTAGGAATTATCAGATTTTCATTTACTATTTGCTTCAGTATTGACATATACTTGTAGAATTGGTAATCGTCATTATCTCTAAAGTGATGTGTCATACGATATAGGCATTCATTACAAACGTCATAAATTGTCATTTTACTTCTCCTGGGTTTGCACAAGTTGCATTACAACTATCATAAGTAACCTTATCAGAATAATAAGTTGGCTGTAATTCTGGTCTATATACCCACTCTGGTTTCCACGAATCTTTATAAGTCGGTTCTGGTTTCCACGATTCTTTATATGTTACCGGGGTTGTTACAGGGGTATAATTAATAGATTTCATATTATATCCATCGTTAAAGCCATCTTTATACGCTTTTGTTAACTTTTCAATATACTCATCTAATTCTAATTCAATCTTCATCTTTAAACTCCATTTCAGGTAAGTATTCAATCTTCATTAATCCTTTGACTAAGTCCTCTAGCATATGATTTCCAATGGTGCTAGTTAATTTACTGGTGTCAAATCCGTATTGGTTAAGAGTTAAGTACAATACTCCATAAGGAGTAAGTTGATACATTTCTTCATCTTCCATAATGTTTCTCCTCCGTTGCTTTATTTATGGTCTGTCTGTGAATTGATGTAGTGCTTGATATAAGGCCATTCTTTATTTCTTTACCTAAGTTAATCGGTTTATATCTACATACATTAGCTGCTAAGTTTAAGCAATTGAATCCAAAACTATTTTCATATCTCATAACACCAGCGTGATCGTGACCGTGAATATTAGTCATTGGGATTTCAATTGGCTCATGAGATAAAATAATCTTATCTGATATAATTAATGGTCCATCATAGACTTCATCGAAGTGGTCTTTTAATTTACTTAACACATCATGATTTCCTGTAATTAACACCTTGTGTGCTTTTATGGAATCCAAATACTCAGGGGTACCAATATCACCTAAAAGAATTAATGTATCACACTTATGGATATTTGATAATATCACTAATTGTTCTTCTGGTGTAATCCAACCTGGATCCATAAACTGACAATCGCTGTCATCAAAGTGAGTGTCGGACATAATATAAACCGAACCAGTTTGTGCCCAATGTTGAAAAGGTTTGTATAAACAATCAATCATATTTCTATAATATCCTTCCAGCCTTCTTCTAATGATGGCTTAGTAAATCTTTCAAACATTCTTCTAATCAAATCTTCACTGACTTTTCTATCACGAGATTCCTGTCTTTTGATACAATCTTCTAAAGAGGTGTTTACCACTACACAGGTTGGTTCATACTTTTTGAATCTAGCCAACACCTGTTTCCTAGCATTCTTTGTGATGTTCATAGCGTCTAAGACTACATCGTAGTTCATATTCAATAGACTCTCTACTCTATCATATGCAATACGAAATACTTTCTCAGGTTCATCCTGACAACTAGCATCACCAAATAGTTCTTCTCTGATGTCATCGGTTGATACAATGACTGCCTTTGGGTGCATAAGTCTACAGAAATTAGCCCAGGTTGATTTACCACTTCCAGATGGTCCACACATTACGTATAACATAAGTTACCCCAGTTCTTTCTTTTTCAAAAGATCAACAACTACAAATCCATCTCTTTTACTGTTGATGATTGATTTGTCATCTAATTTATCAACTACCCTTAGCGCTTCAATTGCCTTATTAAATGCTGCAGCATAGTCTACTGGGTAATTCCATTCAACTTCGGCTATGGCTAATTCAATTATCTTAATAGCTTCTTCATTCGTCATTTAACTTCCTCCCACAATATGGACAGTATGAGATATAAACTTTTTGGTGAACATACCCATCATTATATTCATCCCGTTCACCTGTCTCAATATCTAAGTAATGCTCATCAGTTAATGGGTCAATAAAGATTTCATTTTCCTCAGATTCATAGTCACAAAACTTACAAGCACTCATTTACTCACCCACAATGCATATGATAACGCTGTTACTAATACTAACAATACTACGAAAATAGCTAGTGCTAAGTTCTTTAACTTAAGTTTCTCAATACCATATGTAAAAGATCCTATACAAAATATACTAGCAAGGATAATAACAAAAATCTTCAGAAATTCCATATCACTTCTCAAAAATGTGTTCTTCTCTATACTCAATAGCGTTAATTGCCGCCCAGATAGCAGCTAAGAATTCTGAGTTTGTCCAAGGCTGTGCTGGGTCATTCAATACTCTGATAACATTCTCTTCAGGAACTTCTTCATTCGCGTAGTTCAAAGTAAGATTACAATCCTTAATGGTATCAGCACCTAACTTAATTGCCGTAATCACATCATCATAATCACCTTCGCCATCAATTGCATCATAGAGAATATCTAAAGCTTTATTGCTATCCATAAGTAGCCTCCCTGAATTTTGATAATGTTATTATATCATACTTACTACAAAAAGTAAACTATTATTTTTCCATCTCCAATAACTTATCAAACATCTTGCATAATGCTTTATGCTCTTCTACATAATCGATTGCCCATTCAGTAGCAGCCCATTCTCTAGAAAGGTTGAAGTATCTATCAGTTACCTTCTTATCATTAGTTTTTGGGATACAAGCACAGGCTAATCTTATATCATACTCTCTGTCACTTTCCTCTACGTCAGGAGTTTCATAATGACCTATTTCATGAAGTATTGTCCAAAGCTCTAAACTGAAATCATATGCTTCTGGGTATTTATGCTTACGAACTATATGCTCCATAAACCCACAGTCATCTTCTTCATAACCGATGTTGATTCTTTCTTCTTCGCAATCATAAAAGGTAGAATCTGTCTTATCCTCAGTTGCTTCAACTTCGGGTTCGATATAGTTTATAATGAACTTTGGCCACATAATGCATCCCCTTACTTTTACCTTATGCAAGTATTATAGCATAAAAAGTGGGCAAAGTCAATGACCTTACCCACAAAAAGTTTATTAATTGAATCTCTTATCTGTAACTGCAATTGGGAACTCTTCAATTTCAGAAGTCCACAAGCATGAACCCTTTCCATTGATTGATTCCCAAATAAGTGGGAACCCGCCAATACCATCAAACAATGATGCTAACTTTGCATCCTTTGGGAGATGCTTGCACATTCTTCCAAGAATATAGGTCCAACTGGGCAGCGCTATCGAATTCCCAAGGGCCTTATAGCGTGGGGCATCGGAATCACCTTTGCGCTTCTTACCTTTGCTATCAGTCCAGTCACCTATGCTAGTCCAGTCATCAGGGAATCCCTATAATCTCTCGCATTCACGAGGAGTTAAACGTCTCACAACATAGTGTACTTTGTTCTGTACAACACAAGGAACATGGCTTGGGTCTGATGCTGAACAAGTGATTGTTTTTGCTTTGTCACCAGTTAAGTCCATATTATAACAGTCAACACCTTCTGTTTTGTATGCAAGGATAGGTGAATCCTTATAGTCACTTGCTTCCAAGGTGTTTGCTTTATTCAAAGATGGATTGCAATGGAATCCACCATGTGATGTAGAGTAGACATCTTGCTGAACAATGTACATACCATTTGCAGCTTCCTATGTACCTAACTTGTCATACCCACTAGCCATAAGTGAGCCAGTCTTGTCTTGCAAGTCTGGGTAGCAAACACCATGAACTTCTGTTGTGTTTAGTGTGTAACTCTTGTCTGTTTCTGCAAACCCATCACCTAAGTGAGATGGTCTTTGACCATTACCTTCTAATGCAATAGTCTCTACAATTACTTTGTCAAAATCCACATACTGACCATTAGCACCTTTGTAGTCATCTGCACACAATGCACCACACTTATCCTGGTATGACTTTATGGTTGACTGGTCATAGCATACAGAACCAGGACCGGCAGCAATTAGTGTTGGTTGAATACCATCTTCCTCAACACATAATGCACTGAACCCACTTCCAGAATTTGTAGCACATCTATCCATAGATACCACAACTGTTGGAGTTCGTGTGTCCCCATTGTCGAAAATGTTCAAGGTATCAGACTTGTCTGCTTCTTCCCATCCTTGACCTTCCTCTGCATTACGAGGGTGACCTTGCTTACGGTATGCTTGCACAACAAGGTTAGTCATATCTGTTGGTCTATCTTCGTGGTCACCAACAATCGCAAATGCAGAACTACCACCAACTGCACCATCACCTTTGTAAATAACAGCTGGTTCTCCTTGGTGTGTTGTTGTAAGAGTAGGTGCAGATTCTTCATGGACTCCACAAGATGATTTACCACCACCCATATCAACTGTATATGCAGGACTAGTAACCATTGGCTCTACGACTGCGATTCCACCTTGGTTACAAGCTGGGTTTCCACCATTCAAGTCTAATGTTCTAGAAGTATCTGCTTCATAGAAACCACTATCTGGATTGCTAGACTTCATAGAGTTAGATTCATATGAACAAATTCCATATGCAGTAGGCTGAAATAGTGTTTGGATGTTACATGTAGATAATGTTGCACTTAAGTCTTCCTGAATAAGTGCCCCCTTTCCACCACCTTCTTTTCCACATCTAACCTGCATGGTATATGCAACTGCACACTTATTATTTCCAGAATTTAGACCAGCAGTTAGTGTTCCAGCTTGGTCATCAATAATCTGTTCTACACTACCACCTTGACCATTTATGCTAACTGTGTCTGCAACTACAACTCCATTATGATAACCAGGGCACGTGCCATTTGTTAGTGTTTTAGATGTCTCATTTAAGAATGCGACTCCAACATCTCTTCCTGCTTCAGGGTCGAACCCGTATGCTATGCTATTACTTGCTCCAGTGCTTCCTTCAACATCTGTGGCAACTTTTTCCCACGCCGGCTTGCCCTGTTTAGGATTCCCTGACATGCAGTTGGGCTGAGATTGTACTTCGAATCTGGTGCTACTTCTAATATATCTGACAAGTGACTCTCTATCGGTGTCGAAGGTGCTTCTCCCACATTCAATGTGCTCAAATACGATGTCTGGCGCTGTATATCCGTCGAAGTCAGCAAGGAGACAAATTCTGCGTCGTCTTTGAGCAACTCCCCAGAACTGGCTGTCGAAGATTCTCCAAGCGAGACTCCATCCATTTCCAATGATTGCTCCTGCTGATTTCCATTTTCCTTTTGGAGGCATAGGAATTGAAACTCCCGGTTCTGCCACCCTTGCAAACTCTTCCAGCACAACTCGGAAATCGGCTGAGTTGTTTGAGGACAGTGCCCCAGGGACGTTCTCCCAAAGTCCGTATCTAACGGTTCGAAGAGACTCGTCTGACTCTCCAGTTGCTTCATTATCTCTCTTTCGTTTGTATGCATCACGCATCTCCTTTATCAATCTAATTTGCTCAATAAATAATCCACTTCGTGTTGTTTCTTCATTTCCAAGTTCACTATGCTGAATCCCTTTTCTAAGACCGGCAACCGAAAGGTCCTAACACGGGGATCCTCCAATAACACAGTCAACAAGTGGAACAGAATAACCATCAATTTTTGTAATGTCTCCGTAATTGTACATTAATTACTCCTTCTTATTTGCTAGGAATTCCCTAGACACGTTCTTAAATGAATATACATTATTTAATGGGTCTCTATAAACTAGGCCTTCTCGCAGGACCCGTGGGTTCAAAGCAGATGGGCCAGTGGCTAACTCTTTCATCTCTTCCATCGTGTCCGGGTTAACCCATTCAGTGTCTAAGATTGGTACCCACTTCATACCCCATTTTTCTAGAAGCTCTTTACCGTAGATTGAACTGATTCGACCAGAATCTGAGCGAATAAAGTTAAACGCATAGAAGTCATCTTCTTCTAACTTTAATGGGTTACCCTGTACCTTACCTACTGATTCACCCTGAATACAAATATAATCTAATTCTGGATGAGTAAGTAAGTAATCTTTTAAGTGCTCTTCTACGTCATACTTCTTAGCCATAGCCCAGTAAATGTTATAATCATGAAAACATTCTTGGTCTTCTTTTAACTGACGTACATGCCGGGATAATACATAAAACTCAAATTTCTTACGTTTACGTTCTAAGATGAATGTAGTAGAAGTTCCATCTAATTTTTCAGTAGCAATCAGGTGTCGTTTATCCTCTAATACCCATGGCATATTCTCTACTCGTTCCTCATCAGTTGGTTTGATATATGCAAAGTGCTTTGGGAAAGAAGTGGATTTAGTCTTTTTACCGAAGAAGACAAATAAAATCATCTTACCTAATTTATGTTTATACAGCCACTTAACAAATGGCTTTGTAAATACTTTAGGGTGTCTTGCAGCCATAGCTTTATACTTAGCTTCAGGATCTACCTTGCCTGATTTACGATGGTTATCTTCTGGAATATAATAGGTTACTTTTAATTCTTTTGTTAAGAATCGTGTTTCTTTATCTACTTCATAGTATTTATTTTCTTTTAGTAGGTAATTAGGTCCTTCTGCAAATTGAAGGTCTCCTGGTTTCATTAATAAACCCTGAGAGAAGAAACAACCAGCTCCACCAAATGTATATTTCTGAGTCTTTACGGAGTAGTGTTTCTTTTCCATAAAGGAAAAAGCTTCATTGGTTTCATCCAACTTTGAGTCAATCTCAAAGTAGATACCTAAATCTCCAGCCTTGAAGGTGCCTTTACGAACCATAATCTTCCAGCCACCTACAACTGCTGCTTCGCAGTTATCAGAGCCAGTGATTGGTTCGATGGCATCAACACGCACCACATATGCAAGTTCACGCAAATTGTCTTTGTTTAGCATAATGCCCCTTTCAAATCTTCAATAATATAATCTAAACTAATTGGTCTATTGTCATGTGCATCTAGTTCACAATGATAGCATAAACCGAACTCTTTGTCTGCTAGTCTGTTACTTGTATGTGAATGCCCACAAAGATTAATCAATCTATTTCTTAATGGTTTATCCTCATCAAAGTTACTAGTCTTTGTTGGGTAGTGAGATAAATAAAATCTAAATTTATTATACTTTAGAATTGTAGAATAACCAATAACTTCTGCTACGTTGTAGAGTGTTTTGTATGCTTCTACCTTTGTATCAGTGTCATGGTTTCCAATGATTATATGAATTCTACCTGTAAGTTGCTTAATGCAAGATAAACCATATTCTAAGTCATCTAGCACTAAATCTCCAAGCACATACACATCATCATCTGCTTTTACTAGGCTATCCCAATTTTTGATAATAGTAGCATCATGGTCATAGATGTTCGTAAACCCTCTTGGTTTATACAAGAATTCTTTATTATGCCCAAAGTGCAAATCACTAGTAATATAAATCATGCCTTACCTTTCTCAATCAAATTAGTCCAATCCAATGCTTGACCACAGGTATAACATCTACAACAACTTGACCAATCATTTACATTTGAACCACACACTGGGCACTTAGCCCAATTACCATCTACTTCTACTTCGAACTCTACAGGCTCAAGAAGTATATCTCTATTTATATCTCTCACTATATCTCTATAAAGTTCACTCTCTTCTTCAGGATACTCAGTTCTATAATTTATCCACATCCTGTTCAGAAGTTCCAATCTCTTCTGTGGGTCTGTCATCTTCTTTCTCCTCATCAAATATAGGATTCTACCAATACTGTGGGTCCCTCTATTGACCACTTGGCATCACTAACTAACTACAAGTTCCATTGCTAATAGATACTACTTTTCTTGTGCACCAAGTTCCTTTGTTCCAATAGCAATTCTCTATATTACATCTCACGGTCATCTAACTTTACCACACTATTATATAAATAAATAAATTTATCTGAGTAGCCATCTTTATGGTAATGGCCAAAGTACCACTTTTTGAAATCCAATGTTTCGTATAGCACTTCTAAGAAGTTAGTTAATTTATTATGTTCGTAGTGCCATTTATCTAACCAAGCATCTGGTGCTGAGTGCGTCAAAACAAAGTCAACTTTATTATTTGCTTTCTCTATGTTGTCCAGTGCTTCATTGTATTCTTCATCAGATGGCATTTCCTGTGGCCACCACGATATACCTTCCACTCGTCGGTGTTTGTCTACAGACTCAGCGCCACCCATTGTAAAGAATGTATGTCCTTCAATTGTAAACACTTGACCTCTCATTAGGTGGTAGATTGAATCGGAAATCTTATGTGCTTTTCCACCACAGAAATCAACTATTGGGAATGTGTATAGTGAATCAAAGTTCTCGTGATTACCATCTATAAATAGTGTAGTCCAAGGCTTTTGATTATACCACTTGATCATATAATTATCCTTAGCGCTTCCATACCAAATACCACCCCAATCACCACAGATGATTAGGTAATCATCCTTTGTTAATTCTACTGTCTTCGGTGGGAATCTATCAGTAGTTAATTTCTTAATGTCGTAATCCCCATGAGTATCACCAGTGATGTAAATCATTCTTCTCCATCTCCAAATAAGTTTTCTTCGTATTCTTCTCTACTCATAAATGCCATATTATTTCTATCAGCCTGACTCTCAGTAACAGCATAGGCATAGTTAATAATAATTAGTTGCTCTTCAAGTGTAGTCATTACTGCATAACCTTCTTCAACTAAATCCTTTGTTACTCTTGCTGCCTTCTCCCAGTTCATACCACCAATGGCAATCTCGCTTGTATATTTACCCAGCATCTTTACCTCCAATAACAATACCAACAATCACTAATATGCATGTAACAATTGCTAACAGAATCATAGGTGATAATGCTAGCAATATAATAATAAATACATTGTACCCAGATATGCAACCAAACATAACTAAGAATATGGATAGTAGTAAACCAATTACTAGAGTTCTATCAAACTTTCTATTAAGCACCTCTCTCATCCTTATGTGCCTCCAAATCTTCCCAGTCAGTATAACCAAGCCAATCAGCAATAACATCTCTATCAAACCAGAAGAAATCATTTACTTGAGTTTCTGTCATTGGTTCTTTGTTACAATCTTCCAAAATAGCTTCAATCTGGTCTAACTCTTCATCAGTAAGTGCATTCTTGGTATATTCAGCACCTGACCAAAATTCAAAATCCTTTAAAGAAACTTCCTGCATAATCTTCATAATGTAACTCTCCTTTGTTTTTGATGATACTAGTATAGCATATACTATAAAATTTGTCAACTAAAAAATGTGGGGTTGCCCCCACATTAATTTACTCTTCAGGAATAATATACTTCTTGCATACAAGATCTGCAAGTAAATTGGTATACTTCAAACCTTCCAAATACCCTTCATACTGTTCTTCAGTCATCTTCATCTTTTCAGCATACTGTTTTGCTTCACCGTTCACAATGAAGTCATTAGTGGCTTCAGCTAACTGGAATACATCGATACATGTTCTCATTTCAATCACCTCAATAATATAAAATTATAAATCTTTTATCACTAAGTCTGTTGTAAACAAACTCAATTTCTAATACAGACGTTTCATCTGGTACACAGAAGTAGCAAACTAAATTACCTTCTCTTCCAGAAGTAAGGTCAAAGTTTGTCATCTCACCTTGTTCTGCAAACCAACTTTTACTAGTAGCCACATTATCAGCATAGCATAAGAATCTATCACCTGAATACGACACGGTGAAATCGTTGTAGTTCTTAATGTGAATTGAAACCTTTGCTAAATGTTGTCCTTTATCACAGTAATAAATATACTCAGGAGTATAATACTCTAGAGTATATTTATTGATAGTGTACTCAACACCTTCTAAGATTATCGAATCACCTTCAGTTAAATACTTTTGTGACTCAGTAGTTTCGCTAGTTATTGGCTGAGAACAACCAACAAGAGATAGCAGTAAAATAAATAATACAATCTTCTTCATTTTCTATCCTTAAATGCATCCACTCCACTTAGTGCTAATCTACTAGCAATTGTGGTCAGGTATTCCTTATCCTTTTCATTGAGTCTATCGTAAATATCGAAACCAGATGATCCATCATAATCTCCCATTACATATCCATACTGGGATTCACCCTGATAGCTCTTCGTCATATCTACTAATTCTTTGCTTACCTTATCATATGCATTGTCTGTCATAATTGGCTTATCAAAGATGTAGTAGCAGATAGAGTTAATAATTACTTTGCGCTGTAAGAATTCAATTTTATCTTTATCAGAAAAGCTATCAGGGAATGCCATCATAATCTCCTATATTCGAACTTACCTTTTACTTCTGAACTAACGAACTTACCCTTCGATTCTGCTAAAAGCAAATTGTTATAAACTTCCTTTGGAACATTAGTGTAGGCATACTTTACACCAGACATAAACTCAATAAGTAATTCATTTGTGCAGTCATCATAACCAGCTGACTTTACGGATGAAGAAACAACATCTTCCCTTAATACCATAATGGCACCTCCATTTATTTTTATAGTAGTATTATAGCACATCACTTATAATTTGTAAAGTGGTTTAATTGAAAAAGCAAGGAAAATTAATCCCTTGCTTTTTTGTATTGAATTAGATACTTTTTCAATCTCCACGCAGTTAGGTTAGGTGAAGATACTGCACTTATCAAAGAATTGAAATCACACTAGTTTAGTGCTTCTCTAATCCAGGATTTATCCTTTTCTAAACACTTTATTACAACTTCATTTGGGCACGTTTCCCCATCTTCAAGCACATGTATTTTACCCCATGCTGCAACTCGAAATGTCCAGTTGTCATTTAGGATATCATCACTATGTTTATACTTACCAGTCCTAAAGATATGTCGACATTCAACATCCTTTATATCAAGACTATCTCTCTTCTTGCCCATATTCCTTTTATATATGTTGAAGCAGCAGTGAACCTTTTTGCCACTATAAGGAAGGTTCCCCAAGTCTTCACTATAAACTAAGTCAACATTTGGAAGTCTGTCATTATCTAACTATGATATAGGCTAAACAAATGCAATGTATTCAGAGTGCTTGATTGATTGGTTTATAAACTAAACTGATAGTTTATTTGCCCTACCAAAAGGTGGATTGCCAATAACAATGCTATTATCTAAGTATGGTAATTCTAATTTCAAATAATCTTGTTCTATTATATTTTCCGCTTCTGGGAGTATGTCATATGCTTGAGTAGTATTAGGAAGGAACTTTAGAAAAGATCCACCACCTGCTGATGGCTCAACTACTCTAGTAAATTCCTTCCCTAACAACTCATATGTTTTATTAACACACTTCTCAGCAATTGTGTCTTCTGTGTAGTATTTATCAAATGCAATCTTAGGCATATACTCGAATTCTCCTTTTTGATTACATTATACATTAATTATTCATTAGTGTCAACTATTATTTATATCTTATCAAATAAATTCATAAATGTATTAAAAGCATATTCCTCATCTATATGGTTATCATGTATTGTCACTTTTCCACCAAGTGTTCCACGTGTTCCAGCACCAGACAAATCATCAGACCAATTATATGAGTTTATATTTTGTTTGTCATATATACTAGTTACATTTGTAATCTGGTTTCCATTTTTATCTCTGCCACAACTGAAAAATACAAATGGCTTTTCAGGTATGGATATTATGCTATTCATTAATTTTTGTACATTCACAAGCTTTGTACCAGTATGCACAGTTATTGGTATAGATTTTAAATTCTCTACTCCCTCTTCCATAACTTCACTCTGTTCACTATCTTGCTTTTCAATCTGTGTAAGATTTCCATCATGATACTTTATGTCAACAAATGCAACCCCAGCATCAAAGTCATCCAATCCATTTTGTGTTATAGGCTGTAGTTTGCCACTTGCATAATCCTCTGCATGTGATGGGTCTTTTATTATGCACTCTATGATACTTGCTTTTGTCTTGTTATTCCTATCACCAAACAAATCATAGTATTCCATAGCCTTGGAAAATCCAGATGATAAAATATCTTGCACCTGTGCTTGACCACCACCATCAAAAAATTCTTTTGATGATTTTATATTTAGTTTTAGTTTATACTCAAAATCCTGTGGAATTTGTGGTCTAGACTTAATATTTTTTTGGTATGTACCATCAAAATGTGACTTTGTATTACTAGCAATTCTAGTCATCATGTCGCCAACATTTGATTTTAAGTGGTCTTCCCATAATCTTTGAAAATTATCTGGTGTAAGTACTGGGCTTATTACATCACTTGATTGCAAGTTTCCAGTTAATCTATTTCCCTCTGCATTCTCACCATTATAGATTAATTTACTACCAGTAGTGTGTGATACACCCTTAACATAAGTTAAATTTATAAGTCTAACTATACTTTTACGTGCCTGGCTATATGTTGTGGTTAAGAAAAATGGTTTATTGTTTCTACTATATATTCTTGCAATCCCAACTATTGTGCCACCATTGTTAATATTACCCTTAGAGTTTTCGACACTTCCAGATTTATTATTTTCTGAAAAGTATACACTAAATTCATTGCACCCAAGCAGACTACCACGAAATTCTTTTTCTAAACCAAACCGCTCTATGCACTTCTTTTTTAGTTCACTTTTTGTGCTATCGTTTGAGTTATTAACAAATGATATAAAATCCTTGCATTTCTGTATTGCAGAATCAGGAATACTCCAGTCATCACTATGGTAAATTACTTCTTCCAATAAATTGTCACCATCAGTAAGGCCTTCTCTTACCAAGACATACATTTCTTCTGCATCAGAATCATCTAGTGGAACAATTTCCTTAAATGATTCTAAGTCACCGTCAGCTGCATATTGACGGGCTAATGAAGCAGAAGCCTTGGTTACTAAGTTATCTGAGTCTGCATTTCTGTCACCAGCATTTTCAAATCTCAAATCGAACTTATATCCAACCTCGCCAGTCTTCTTACTTACTTTGCCATTGTTGTCTTTGATAGCATTTGTGATATCACCTTCTCCACCAATTCTATCACTGCCACCAACATAGATGAGTCTTTTATATCCTTTGGAGTATAGGTCATAGAGTATTTCGAATATGTTTCTCATATCACTTTCTACTACATTTACTTTGCCACCGAAAGCTTTCTTTGCAAAGTAAATCTTATCCTCATACTTCAATGGGTCTTTGTAGTAGCCACGTGCATCTTTTTTCTTTTTATCCTGATAAGTGTGTGATAAGTATAAAAATGTATCTGCATTATTTTGTGATGCTAATTCTGCCATTCGATCAACTAATGCCTCGTGTCCAACCGTTACAGGGTTAAACCTTCCCCAGCCGAGAACTGCAGTTTTTTCATTGTCTTCACGTATAACTTTAACTTTCATAACTTACCCCTCATAGTATTCGTAGAATGTCTATTTGTCCTCATCCGAATAATACTTAAAAATAGTCTGTTCTCTTATGTCATTTCTTCTCGCAGCCCAACTATGACCAGCAGGATACAAGGTTTCTGTCATTTCAAATGCAAAGTCTTGACCTTCTGCATGCTTACTAACAAGTCTTGAAGCAAAGTCATTAAGGTGTTCTCTATTCAAATCAAGGTTGGTTCTCGAGAATACATTCTCTTCATGCCCATCTGTATAAACAAAACCGAAGAAGTCATCATCTTTCCAGATGTAAGATTCCTGGTTGATTGATAATGCTAAGTAGTCTGCTACTTCTCTAGTTATATTATAGAGAATTATTGATTTCTCAGTGATTGTTTCACCAGTGCTTTCCATTGTGTATCTTCCAGTAAGGAACTTCCAGGATACTCTTCTATTTGCCCTCTCTAACTTATCCATAAGTTTATAGTTATTGATGGATAAATCAAGCAGTTCATTCCAGTGACTCTTTGTGATATCATCTTTATCTAATGAACCAATGATAGCAAAGTTTACTCCATCGTTCATATGAGTAAACAATCTACCAAGAGAGTTACCTTCCTGTAATGATTCTTCCTATTCATCTTCTACATCTCTTGGGTCTTTGTCTTTAGAAAAGTCTTTTCCTTTTACTTTTCCAAGACTCTTGTCACCTACTTTTATTTCAAATTCATCATCTAAAAAGTCATCAAATGTATACATACTATCTTTTGAACCTTCCTCTAAACTTTCGTGTTGAAATCCACTTATGTAGTCATCACTCCTATTAGCATGCGAAAATGTGCTTCTGTCGACAATCTTTACAATGTTACCATCTTGGTCACTCATTGCTACACCTTCCATATCTGCTGGTATATAGCCCCTTGATTTAGTGTTATAGAATGTCTTGTAGTCTTGCTTTGATTGTTTGAACCCACCCCACATAAGCATCTTTATGTCTGCTACTAAGTTAAGTGCTGCCACCATATTAGTTATTATACTCTTATTTTTGTCTAAAAGCAAGTCTAATTCTACTAAAGATTGATTATATTTTTCAGTTGCTGATTCTTTTCCTTTTTCTGTCTTAAGCCCGGCTACCTTCTTATCATATTCTTTCTTCATTCTGGAGTGAATAAAGTCTAACAAATCACCGTAGAATGTTGACAAGTTTATAGTAGTTGCCTGCTTATCTGAAAGATTAGCATTTTCAAATAAATCCCAGTAGGACTTGAAAGCCTTATTGTTGCACAATTCTTCGAAACTATTGTTACTAAGAAGTTTACCTTCTACTGTTTTAAGTGCATCATACTTCTTAATGATTTCATCAGTACTGTAAGCACTCTTATCTTTTGGTGCATTCAATACAGGTGACATAACATAAATACCATCAGGTACATTGCTGAGTCTACTAGCGTCTACCCTGAATGATTGTGACTTACTTTCTAAATTACCTTTATAAATAGTGTGGAAACAAATACCGAAGTCACTATTTTTTATTGTTTCATAAGTAGGGTTATCTTCACTAAATGCATAAACTATTTTATTAGGTTGGAATACAAGATACTCTTGACCATCTATTTCTGTAGTCATCAGGTCTTCTTGAGTGAACAAGCAGTCACCTTGCCAAGCTTCACCAGATGGTATGCACTTTGCCAACTTAAGGCAATTAACTAACTTTGTAGCCATATCTGGTCTATCACCATATTTCTCTTCAATCTCTTGTGGTGTCGACATACAACTCTTATTTGATGTAAGGAATGACTTGAGACATATGGAGTTGTCTGGATACCCTTCAAATTTAGAAAAGCATACTACTGCTGGTGCACCATCAATCTTAGTGCTTACATTCAATTGCCCATCATCTGCCAAAAATTTATCTATTTTATCATTAATCTCTTCTAAACCTTCTTGGCCTAAAGTTACCAGACTTTCAAAGTGGGTCTAGTGATTATTTGGTCTTTCCTTGAATTCATCTAATTTCATATAAAACCTCTATTATTTTACTACCTTGAACTTGAAGCAGTCTGTGCTAGGAAATCCACCTTTGAATACATCTATTGCAGACTGGGTTCCTTCAACTACTATCGTTTTATTTGCAAACGAGAATTGTGCCTGATTAAGTATCTGCACTCCCATATGTTTCAATGCTCTCGGTAATTTAATATACTACAAATTCCGTGAATTGTCAAGCAATAAATCTGGGAAGTTTTCTATCTCGTCATTGAAGATTACACTTCTAAGACTTGGGCATCCAGATAGTGCAATTATATCCAGTTCTTTTACATTGGTCATTTTTATAGACTGAAGTGGTGTGTTAGTAAATGCACATGCACCTATACTAAGTATGTTGTCACCTAGCACAATGTCTTTATCAATGCTAGTAAGCATTCGTGCATAGTGGTCCGGAACACCAGTTAAATAATCTAATGGATTTATACCATTCTCTAGGAAATAATCCGTTAGATTTGGGTTCATTGCAGCACCACCATAATCCCTTTCTTGTAGTCTATACAGTTTATCCAGATCATCTCTTTCTAGAACATTATAATGTTTTTCGATAAAATCTTCTATCGTCATCTCTTCACCTTGAAATTTATTAATTCAAACAAGTTCTCTGGGATCTCATCCTTTAGTGTGCTAAATACTGAAGCATAGCACTCTATTGTTAGACCATCATTATATGGAAATACATGATCAGGAAATCCTGTCAATACTATATCTCTTGATGTGATTTTTATGTTTTGCAAACTCCCACACTCATCAAATACCTAACTACCTAACTCTGTTGAGCCAATCTCTACACTTTCTAAGTTTTCAATACTATAGAAAGCATATTTATCCAAAGTTTGAACTGTGCTAGGTATTACAACATTCTTAAGACTACTATATGCAAATGCACCTTGCCCAATGGATCTTATGTGACTAGGTATTGTTATTGTGTCTATATCTTCTATTCCATACATATAGAATTTAGGAATCTTATACATATAATCTAATGGGTTAACTCCCCACTCTAGAAGATACGATGTTAGCTGATAAGTACGTACACCATCTGGATATATACTAAGAAATGCTTTGTATAATCCTTCAATGTCATCATTATCGAAATAATCTTCATTGTCTTCTAAGAACTCTTCTATTTTTTCTATAGAAATCTATATCATATAATCACCTTATAAAAGTTACATTATTATTTTTTACTTCCGATTTTAACCTGTTCTCTACCATCTCTGAACACTTTATGGTAAAGTTAGTCACATCAAAGAATGCACCCTCATGAACTACAACATCCGGATTTTTCAGCTCTACATACTCCAAATTCCTACAGCCTGCAAATGCATACCTCATTATTGTACTAGCATTAGTAACAACTTTTTTCAAGTTATAACAATCTATGTACGCACCGTCAAATATGGTCTCAACTGAATCAGGGAGGTTTGCTTCCTCAATGTCAGACTTTCGGAATGACTTACTACCTATTGACTTAATGCCATTTGGTACAGCATACCAATCCTGTGGCACATTGGCAAAACCCTCCATATAGTATGAAGGCATCTTACTCATATATTCCAATGGATTCACACCATTATCTTTAAAAAATGCTGTAAGAGGATGAACCAATCTCCAGTCTTGAAGTACTGCTTCCAAGTATAACTCTTCGAAATTATCTTCCTCTAATAGTTTGTAATTATAGTCCTTACCTATAAACTCCTCTATGTCCATATTAATATCCCTCATACAAATTATATATAACTAATTTAGCTACTTATCATTCTAATTATATCCTATGTGACTAAATTTGTCAAGTATAAAAAAGAGAGTGACTAGCACTCTCTTTATATATTAGTTCTTTTTCTGTAATGGTGGCAGACCCTTTGCAGCACGATTCTTATTCAATCTAGCCATTGCCTGACCTTGCCCCTTTGCTGGTTCTTGACTGAATGCAGACTCAGCATCCTCAACATCAGCATACTTGTCTAATGCTTGGTTTGCTTTATCATCAACTTCCTTATAGTTAGCAAGTGCAGCCTCAACCATTGGGATATCGTTATGATTACATATTGTATCCCACTCTCTAATGAGTTCTTCCTTCGTGCCGAAATCCAAACTATCTAATAATGCCGTTAATGATGCTGGCTGTGTAACCTTTGCTTCATCACCATCTTTTTCAAGTGCCTGTTGTATATCCATATCGTTATTGAATTTAAACTTAGGATACTTAACTAATGCTGCCGCAAGTGCATACTGTCTCTTGCAAAGTGTAACCCACTCTTTATCTGATGGGTCTCTATCAATCTTTTCTTGTGTATATCCCTTGAACCATTCTAACCAAGACTTTGTGTTTCCGGAGAATTTGATTTCTTTGAATCTTCTCTTCTCAGCAAAGTCAAGTGGGTATACAACATATCCACCAGTTGATGGATTTTGGCAAGCAACTGTAAATAAGAAATTCTTAAGTTTACGCTTCAACCCAGGTTGTCTATAGTCTGTTACTCTGTGCTCATCAATTAACTTAAGTAACTGTGCTCTTACTTCAGGAACACCTCTGTTAATTTCATCTAAGAACAAAACAGAGTTAGGTATGTTATCCAACTCATCGAACATAACTGGAGACAACTTTATTGCAGTCATTGACTTTAAGTCTGGAACTTGTGCACCACCCGCATCTGATGGTTCCATTGGTGCAGTCTCAAGTTCTACTAAATGGATGTTGTTCTTCTTTGCCCATGCCTTTACAATCTGTGTTTTTCCAGTACCAGCCTGACCAGTAATCAACAGATTCTTTACAACACCATTCTTTGCTTTTCTTAATGCACTATCTAAGTTTGTCTCTATTTCATTTACTGCTTCTTTTTTGGAATCACCAGCCACATCTACGACTTCACCATTTGCATCAGAAGCAATTTCGTCAGCCACGGCATTGCCAAGGTCTACAACCTTTCTGCCTGCCTCATCTAGTTTACGTGTCGAAATCTTCATTTATATCACCAAATCCTTCCCATTCTTCACCTAATAATTCTGACCTTACCCAATCTTCATTCATATTATACTTACAGGCAAGGTAGGTTATGCTTCTATCATTAAGATTATCCTTAGTGATAGCATCATTATCCTATAAGAAATTTAGCTACCGATACAGCTTCATTCTCTATTCTTTACCAATTGTATCATTATTCCAATCATCCATTACATCCAATCCTCCGGACTAACAATGTTATATGCTTCTTCAGATATATCATACACTTTTGTCTGGGTTTTACCCTTTATGTTCTCTAAGACATTGTGTGAACGTACACCATTCTTGAAGAGTAACCATACTGCTCCTGGCACTTTGCACTCCTTCTAGATGTCGTATATATCACCATCAGTCATAATAATAACATTTTGTGGTTTTGTTTTGTTTATATGATTTACAATTGGTGTACCAGTTGTACCATTACCAGATCTTGCTTCCTTTACGGATGTACTAGGAACTTTTATATTCGAGAAATAGTAAATATTTAAATCTATATTACCATTATTCTTGTAAGACATAATAGATGATATAACCTTGGCACCCATCTCGATATCACTATCATCCCAAGATGGTGATTGGTCAACATACATATTAATTAATGGCTTTCTTGATTTATATGTGTAACCAGGTATTATCATACCAGTATTAACATAAGTTTTATTAAATCTACTATCGCTCTTTTCTCGCTTGAATCCAGAAGTATCCTTTATGAATTTCAACAAGTCCATTTTGAACTTGTAATTGCCTGTCTGTGTATATCTTTTATGCTACTCATCATAGGCTTTCTTTACTTCTTCATCTTTTTGTTTCTCTACATCATCTTCAATTTGCTTCTTAAGGTTAGGGTCTTTAAGTTTATCCATAATCTTCTTGACACGGTCTTGAACCTTATCTGCAAATTCTTTCTTCTTTGCATCTTGTTCTGCCTTAGACATCTTTGAAAGATTGTCTTCCATATCCTTCATATCCTATGGATTTACTTTTTCGCCAGCATCATTGACTACTGCATTTGCTGCTCTTTCAGCATCTTCAGCTGCTTGAGTGGCAGAGTCACCTTTGTCACCAAGTTTTGGCATGCCACCATTACCAGATTGTTTGTCTTTGTTTCCAGACTGACTGTCTTGCTGACCTTGCTGTCCATCTCCACCCTATTGCTGTTGCATCTCCTGCTTCATTTGATCCATAAACTTTTCATCTTCGAGAAGTTTATCATACATTTCTTCAACAGACAGATTTGTCCAGTCTTTATGATCTATATCTGTTACAAGACCTTTAAGTTTTTGGCCATTTAACATAAGACTCTTTGCTAATCTCTTATCTTTCCATGTGTAACCACGATTGGAAATCTCCCAGTCAGCAGCATAGTTGAAAGTAGAGTCCTTATATAATTCTTGCTTCAACTAGTCTAATGTCATATCGTCAACTTTTTTTGGGTCTAACCCTGACTTCTATGCAAGATGGTCTAGCATTCTCTTTTCATGCCGCAAGAACCAGTGAAGTATCTCATGCCTAATTACAAATGAAACATACTCTTCAGTAAGGTTTCTATTCACCACTATTCTTGACTTTGCTGGTTCAAGGTATGCAACTACCTTTGGGTCATTTGTTAGATTCAAATCAAGGTCTGCAAGTATATCTGCATATCTTGGATGACCTTCATTACCAAGAAGTTTCATAATAGCTCTCCAGCTACCAACTTCCTCAGCCGTCATACTCATATTAGTACATCTCCTATTATTGAACAATTATATTTATATTTCTTTTCCCGACTAATCCATTACTTTTCAATGTCTCAAAAGACTATTTTCCACAGTATAATGTTACATCTGAATAATCAAATGCCTATCTGCTTATCTTTCTTAGTTTATCACCTATACGAACAATTACATCATGATTGCCTGCGAATGCGTGATCGCCTATTTCTTCTACATTTGGAAATACATACTCTTTTACACTTTGTGGAGAAGAGGATTCAACGAGATTGCATGCCCTGTCTTGTATTGTTTTTACCCCTTCTCCTACTATCTTATCGAATCCACAGTGATGATAAAATGCATTACCTTCGATACTTGTTATATGTTTTGGCAATACTAATTCTTTCCCATAGAAATCAACACCTACACCACTCTCGAATGAGTATTTTGGGATAGTAGTAAGAAACTCCAACACATCTACACCATTATCAAGTAAGTATTTTGTTAGCCAACAAGGAACTATTACATGCCCAGACATATCATCACTCATCAGTTCTTCCGCAACTAAATCATATAATCTAGGTATATTGTCCTATTCACATAGTTCATAGTGTCGTTCTATAAAGTCCTATGTAGCCTACTCATTATATGCCATACTACTACCTCATTTTTTAATATCAAATTTACCTGAAGTGCCACTGGCAGTCAAATAATACTGGCAAGCACTATCATATACACGCTTGCTACAATGAATAACAGTATTATCATTTACTGCACCATCACCAAAATATATAATAGATTCTGGCAACCAAATCTCTTTCAATCCAGTATTACCAAATGCATACTCACCTATCTGTGTAGCACCATCTGGGATTGTAAGTGATTTTACAGACTTCAGTGCACCATAGAATGCACTTACAGCAAATCGCACAACTCCACCAAAGTCTATATCTGTCAACTCTTTACACCCCTCAAAACAAGAGGTAGGTATTATTTTTATGTTTTTGCCAAATACTACTTTCTTCAGCCTAGCACAATGATAGAAAGAGACGGCACTCAATGACTCTACATTAGGCATAACTGCTTCCTCTAAGTAATTAGCTCGTTCAAAACAATTTGTTCCAAGAGTAGTAACATTATTGAAGTTAACAGTTGTAACCCCACTATCAGCAAATGCTCTTGTTCCAATTTGTCTTATGTCATCATTGAATGATACATTAACAACTGTTCCTAATCTATTAGCATATCCAGTTGGAACACTATATAAGTAATCTAATGGGTCTATGCCATTATCCAAGAAATACTGTGTAAGACTACTAGCATTTCCCTCCCAAAAGTCATATAAATGTTCGAAGTTATCTTTTTCTAGATACTCTATATTGTCTTCAATATATTTTTCTACATTATCCATATATCATTCCTCTATTATGTCAAGTTCACAGTCATTATCTTCACAGTATTGTTTTAGTGTATTCAGTGTTTCTCCATTGCAATATATCTTTCCAATGAAACCACGAAATGCATCTTCTCCTAGTGTGCTTAGATTATCTCCTAAGTGCAACTCTCCTATGGTGGCATCTGCAAAAGCATTATATGCAATATACTTAACATTTCTCAATGATACTTTAGTTATGTTACAACGTGTAAATGCATCATTACCAACATATAGAACACTATCTGCAGTAATACTATTCATATGTATGTTGTATTGAAATGCACGTGCATTGATTTTTACTATATTTGATTCGAGCACTATATCTTTATCTGGCATCCCACCAAAAGCATAATAGAAATAATTAATGGGAACATATGACATATAGTCTAATGGGTCTACACCACTATCAATGAAAGTATTATGCAACAGACGTATGAATGCTGCTTTCTTCACACTATTTTCTACAGTAGACATTTTGTTCTTCTCTAGGAACATATAAAGTCTTTTCTCAAATAGCCCATCGAGATTATCAGTCTCTAACAAATCACTATTTTGTTCTAAAAATTGATCAACTAATTCTTCGTAGTTATATGCCATATAAATCATCCTTGCAAAAAATAGGGTCATATAGTGACCCTATTATAACGTGCTAATAAAATGCATTCGTTACCATAGTAATTTAGCATTTATTTTTACTCAACTTCAATAATCTCGCAATTTATTTTCCAAAACCCAGCACTCTCTTCCCACTTTGCTAACTTGTTGCGATAGTTCAAAGTACGAGTTGCATCACACTTTCTTGCATATGCTGCATTCTTAACAAACCAATCTAACTTCTGTGAAGATGTTCTCTTACCAAGATACCAAATATCCTGCTCGCCTTTATGAAGTTCATTCTTATCAGTTGCATTGTAGGTAATCTTTAATAAGTATCTCATTGTGTTTCCTCCTTAGATGTTCTTGACTATGTACATAGTATATCACAGGAGTTACGTATTGTCAATATAAAAAGAGGAGAATTTTCATTCTCCTCCAAACATTATTTACTTCTTATTCTTCATCTTTATAGTATACTCTCTTGCCATTAACTAGCTTCCAATGATATCCCTTATTTGATGATTTCCCTTTGTTAGCCATACTGATTTTGTCTTTTTGCTCTTGTGTTATATGTCCACCCTTATTTTTGGCTGGCTTTCCATACATAGGATTTCCTTCACCACTCATTCTAATACTTAACTAATCTTTCCACTCCTATGTGTGTTTTCTACCAGTACTAGCTTATGAATACTTTTTACTAATCTCGGCTCTTTTTTCATCAGACCAATTAGCCTTTGTTTCTCTAATCTTCTACTTCGTTTCTTCACTCAAAACTTTTCCGATATTTGCTTGCCTTATTTTTTCTTTGGTTTCATCTGTTATAACCCTTCCTCGTTCTGTCTCACTAATTTTATCCCGAACACCCTAAGGCATAGACTTTCCTATGTTTGCATCATGCAATTTCTTCTTAGTTTCTTCGCTTAAGTGTACTCCAGTCCTTGCTTTTCTAAGTAATTCCACTACGACCTATCTGGCCTATGCATATTCTTCTGGTGTACACCCACTTCTTGTGTTACACATTAGCCAAAAAGCATACCATAATTTTCCATTTTCTGGATTTTCGTATGCAAGTAGTTTATGTGCAGTAAAATGCTACTCATATGTTAGTTTAATGAGATTAGATTGGGCATCAGCCCCACCTACACACCTAGGAATTATGTGGTGTACCTCATAACCCTCAGTTAATAATTGATTTCTACAACTATCGATAAATTCTTCGTACTTCATTTCATACCCCTTCGTTTGGTTGATTATGGTGTATAAAAGTAGTTGGAAGGCCTTCCACAACCAACCAAACTACTAAGGTTATACAAAGAATTTAGCAATAATAATTACTTCTTTTTTATTTTTGTCACAACTGCATAATCATATTCAACTCTATCCATAAATTCCTACTGTTTGCCGGAATTCCAATTTGCAACGGGTCGATAGTACCCAGTGATTCGTGAGTATACTTCAGTTACTCTACCACAATCTGGACAGATAGCAACTTCACCAACAATGTATCCATGCTCCTGACAAACAGAGTAGGTTGGAGACATTGTATAGTAAGGAAGTTTATAGTTCTCTGCAATCTTTCTAACTAATGTCATTGCTGATTGCCAAGTTGGAAGCTTCTCACCTAGGAAAGTATGGAACACAGTTCCTGATGTATAAAGTGTTTGTAATTCATCCTGTAAATCCAAAGCTGAGAATACATCATCTGTAAAGCCAACTGGTAACTGAGATGAGTTAGTATAGTAAGGAGTACCGTTCATATTGGCAGTAATGATGTTCTTGAACTTTTCCTTATCGTGCTTTGCTAATCTGTAAGATGTAGATTCAGCAGGAGTAGCCTCTAAGTTGTAAAGGTCACCATACATTTCCTGATAGTCTGAAAGTTTGTCTCTCATATGGTTAAGAACTTCTACTGCAAAATCTCTACCTTCCTGAGTTGTTAATCCTTGACCTAACCACTTTGCATTTAAGCAGCATTCGTTCATACCTACCAAACCAATTGTTGAGAAGTGATTATTGAATGTACCTAAGTATCTCTTTGTATATGGGAACAACCCCCGGTCTAATAGCTTCGTAATGAAGTCTCTCTTTAACTTCAATGACTTAGCAGCTAAGCTCATAAGATAATCCAGTCTCTGGTAAAATTCTACTTTATCGCTAGCCTGATATGAAAGTCTTGGCAAGTTGATTGTTACTACCCCAACGGAACCAGTTGATTCACCAGACCCAAAGAAGCCACCACCCTTACGGCGAAGTTCTCTTAAGTCTAATCTCAATCTGCAACACATTGACCGAATGTCTTCTGGATTCATATCAGAGTTGATGTAGTTTGAGAAGTAAGGCGTACCATACTTCGCTGTCATCTCAAACAAAAGCTTATTGTTCTCTGTTTCAGACCAGTCAAAATCTTTCGTAATGGAATAAGTCGGAATTGGATACTGGAATCCACGACCATTCGCATCGCCTTCAATCATTGTTTCGATAAAGGCCTTATTGACCATATCCATTTCTCTCTTACAATCTCCATAGGTGAAATCCATCTCTTTTCCACCAACAATTGCTGGAAGGTATTCAAGATCCTTAGGAACAGTCCAATCTAATGTTACATTGGTAAATGGTGCTTGAGAACCCCATCTAGATGGAGTATTAACACCGTAGATGAATGACTGAATACACTGCTTTGTCTCTTTATATGAAAGATTATCCACCTTAACAAATGGTGCCAGGTATGTATCAAACGAAGAGAATGCCTGTGCACCAGCCCACTCGTTCTGTAAGATGCCTAAGAAGTTTACCATTTGATTACAAAGTGTAGATAAATGATTAGCAGGTGTAGATGAAATCTTTCCAGGAACACCACCTAAACCTTCCTGAATAAGTTGCTTCAAATTCCACCCGGCACAATAACCAGATAGCATACTTAAATCGTGAATATGGAAATCACAATTCTTATGTGCATCTGCAATTTCCTTTGGGTAAATGTTATTAAGCCAGTAATCTGCGGTTACTGCTCCAGAGTTTGATAGAATCAACCCTCCTAGTGAGTATGATACTGTGGAGTTTTCTTTTGTTCTCCAGTCAGCATTATTGATATACTCGTTTACTAATTGTGTTGTGTCTTTCATGAATGTTCCTTTACGAACTTCATTGATGCTGCGAAGTCTAATAGTTCTCCATCTACAATCATAAATGGTGCATGCCCATAATGAAGCTCTCTACCTTTCTCTACTACTTTATCGGTATCATCTACCATTTCATATTCAATTGTTGATTTATCTAAAGCCCTCTCTAATACCTTGCAATTAGGGCAATGGATAGTATAAAGTGTTACCATTATTAATTCTCCATGTTTCTGATAAGTGAGTCTGTACCATCACCAAAGCAGAAAATTCTACCAGACTTATCAAAAGTTATGTTAGATGATGAAACATATCTTCCAGCATAACCTTTCTTTAGATGAGTGGCAATCTTTATGTAGCCATCATCTTCAATAAACCCAATTATAATGTTTCTGCTATCTCTAACATCTCGTCTCATTAGTGGTCTTCTTTCTTCTTTTTCTTCTTTACGTCAACCTTAGTAGCGCCTTCTTTGTGGGTTTCAACTTTTTCAATCACTGGTGCTTCTTCTGTAACAACCGGGATTTCTTCTACTTTAACTTCTTCCACAGGTGCTTCTTCTTTAACTTCTTCTTCCACTGGCTTTACAATGTGAACCTTTTCTACAAAGCATGCCTTAAATTTATTTCCACCATGAAGGAAAGCGAATCTTTCGTCACTAACTTCGAATACTTCTCCCTCTTCTACAATACGATGAAACTCGCTTAATTTTACTCCGAGTTTCTTACTTGCGGTAGTTGCTACAACTTTCATTTCTTTTTACCTCTCTTAATTTTCTTTGAAAACTTTTCAAACCATCTTCTCTGTTTTCTGTTCAATGGTTTATCTTCTTCGTACTCGACCTCAACTTCACCAAGTGCTTTAGCTCTATTGAACTTATAGTTTAACCACTGCTTCTTTGTGTCATCACATTCTGACAAATCTTTGTCTAAATCAGAATTGAGTTTATCGAGCTCAGCAATATAGTCTGCAATGATTTCTTCCTTCGATTCATCTGGTAATTCATTAAACCCAGGGAGTACTTCAAGGCCATAATCAGCAGTATGAACACCATCTAATGATTCAACTAATTTATGAATCAACATTGCAGCTTCATCTTTGAATAAATTAGCCTGCATCTTTCCCTCTTCATCTGTATAGCAAAGTACTAAACTAGATGCTCTAGGAATAATGTACTCTTTACCAGAAGCATCATCTAATTCTCTAACAAGTTTTGTTCCTTCTGCTTTAGTAAATGCTGGATTCAAGAATACTTTAGGCTCATCTCCGAACTTTATAATAAATGCTCTAGCGTTTATACCGATAGAGTTAGCACAAACATAAACGAGATTGGGTGATGAATTTAGCATATCTTTCAAGTCATTAATGATAGAATCTACAGTTTCGTCATCTGCCATATCAACTTCACTTACTCTATATTTATAAACATCATTATTATAATCAAATATCATTTATCTTTCTCCAATTACAAGTCTATAGTTATCATCATCGAATCTGGCAAGAAATGTTAATTCAAACCAGTCATTATAAAATACAAACTTTGCCTGATCTCTGTCAGAAATTGAGTTTTGTTCAAGTGAAAATTTAGGGTCTATTGATATATCATCATAAGTGCTCTAGAATTCTGTGTCATTAGAGAACTTTACAACATACTCCCCATTGTTATTATAGTCACCTTCATAAGGCAAGTTAAGACTGCTAACGAAATCTTCAATCTTTGGTCTCATCTTTATCTCCTGCTATTTCTTTTACTGATTCAATTGCTTTCTCGTTTTCTTCTTTTACTGACTGCTCATCAGCCAATGATTCTTTATATTCTTTGAGTTTTCTGTCTAACTTTCTCTGCTGAAGTTTTTGGATAAATTTTGGTGGGAGGTTCAAAGCATAATTGCAATACAAAACTCTTTGGTAATTACTCTTTACTAAATTATAACCTTCTGCTACCTGTGCGGCAACTTCTTGACTAATCTCACCAGTAAGTGCCTTTTCCTGTGCTTCATCAAAAGCTGCTTGCATTTGATTCATCTGTTTTTGCATTTCAGCTAAGTATCTCTGTAAATCACGTCTCATCTTCTATCTCCTCTGCGGTACCATCTACTTGACTTTGGTTTAGAATCTATTGAACTGCTTCTAATACTTTCTTTCTAGATTCAACTGATAACCCACTATCCATATGGATTTCATTCTTTTGATTGTTAATCTGAATGAGCGGTTGTTGCTCCATTGTAGTTCTAATGTTAGAAATCTATTGCTATGTTTGAGTCATATACTTTAGTAAAGTTTCGTTCTCAATACTTTCAGGCTCTGTAGCAACTCTATTTATAACTTCATCATCAACTATTTCAAGAAGCCCATTCAATCTATTTATTCTGGCTAAGTCTTTCTTTTGCTAGTTCATTTTGAACAGATTAGTCAGGTCATCTAACTCCTGTTTACTTTCAGTAGCTATAATCTAGTTAATGAGGTCATTAGACTACTTCTGTAATGATGGCAATTTTTCTTCTTCTGTCATAACATATCCTTATAAATGTTTGTAATCTTTGCTACAAGATTCTTTTCCAGTTCAAATGTCAACTGATTCCTACCATTAACTATAGTGTTAATAACTTGTTCATCTGTTGTTTTACTTGGGATAAACTTGTACTTGACTGCACTATCGAAGATAGATATCACAATTGTTCCAAAGCCAATGTCAGCCTCTACAACCTTATCTCCATTAAGTATTGCCTACTCAATTGCATCTGATAAACACCATTGCTATTTTTCCGCTATCCTTTTTAGTGGTAACTCATCTATTGTTGTAAGTTTTGCCACCTAACTTATTACATCAATGTTCATCTTTACTTAGTTCCTTTATAATTTCATTACTTTTGGCTTTTGATATGGAATACTCATATGACTAATTCAACTGGTGAATATATAATGCCAATGTGTCATCGAGTCTCCTCTTTACATTATCAGCCAGTGTATTACCATCATAGGTGCTTATGTCTTTAAGCATTTGTATAACGTTACTGACATTTGCCATACTCTGACACCACCTGTTCAATTATTTGATAAATCTCAGCAACCTACTTCCTTGCTGACTTGCTTAGTGCCAGACTTCCAATTGCCTTGCTATACTGCTCACCTTTTTGGGTCATAGTGTATAGTAACAAGGCATTTGTGTATACTTTTAGTTGCTCAATGGTTGGTATTGTTATAGTCTGCCCTCCAAAGATTGAACACATATTTAGTAGACTATCCTTATTAACTGAGTAAATCAACTCTGATAGTGTATGATAATTCTCATCATTTGTAAACTTATATATGGCATACAATACAATACTATATAAATCTTTCTCTCGTAGATTATCTATCGAATTAGTCAATGTCGTGCTTTTCATCTTTAACTCCAAAAATTATATCAGTATATAGATTGTTGTATTCATCATCTGTTATTTTGAATTCATCTATGACCTCATTTATATCAGATGCAAATTGCTACTTTACTTTAGATATAATAATCTATATGGTTGATCTCATACTATCTGGTAGATACCATAATATAATATCTTCGTCCGATAAATGTTTGTGGTAGAACTCAACATCATCAAATGGCTTATCATCATACCTATGGTTCATCAATACTTCCTTATATTTTTGTGGAAGTGTATATCTACTAAGCATTGATAATAAAACAGACTTGTATATGTTTTGATACATTATACTATTCTTATTGTAAATATTTGGTATGCACTACTTTATGCACTATGGAATAGAGTTTATTATATCAAATACTTCCATCTATAGCAAGTATCTATTCTATGACTGCATATTTGATATGGTCATCTCTTTGAATAAGTCTTCATTCCACCCCTTTGTATATGTGGGATCTATTATTTGTGAGTAAACTTCATTCTAATAATCTGTTTTCCTAAAATATATAACAGACTTCATATAGTTCAACACAGACTTTATTTTATTCTTATTATCATCCGCCATTCTCTTGAACACAGAACATGCAAAATAATATGCAAAATCATCATACTCATCTGCATTATAAAAGTATCTTGCCTTGCTGGCCAACATACTAGCCAGCAAGTATATATACTTAAATATTGTCTCGTTATCCCTATCTGGGTCATGCATATGCTTATCAATGTATATGCACATATCCGTATATTTCATTCCAGCAGGTTTAGTAAAAAGTTTACTCATTTCTACACCACATTATTCTATAATAGAACTAATTCCTTCTTCATTCTTCTCAACTGTAATTACATTATCATATGACATATTGAGAATATCTGTGTGGTGTGTTATAAAGAAGATTGTGTCGATGTCATTCTATGACTGTATTATGTTGATAATCTTTTCTGCACCAACTGAGTCAATGTTATCTAGCACCTCATCACATACTAACATATTTGTATGAATGTTCAATTGCTTACTAAGAATGTCTCTTAATGCCAACTGCACAATAATATCAATCTTCTGCTTTTCACCACCTGATAAGTTCTCATAAGGCTTATTACAGTATGTAATATCTATACAGTTTTCGTTTAAAGAAAACGAAAGTGCAGTTGTTCCAAACACTTCTTGTGAGTAACCCTTTACTTTCTTATTTATAAATGAGATTATGTTTTGTAGCAGTACACCTCTAAACTCTCTCTTAGCAAGTGTAATCATATGCTGAACAACATCTAAGTGCTGATTTACATTATTTATTTGCGACTCTGTTTGAATCACATCTGCATTCAATGAGTCTAAAGTATCATTCAGTTCTACTAACTGGTTTGATAATCTATCAAATGTATCCTTTGCTGAACGTACTTCATCGAACATTTTCTTTGTCTCATTTAGCTGTGATGTCAATGCAGATAATTTGGTGTTGTATTCTTTTATGCTTCCTTTTGCATCATTTATAGTAGCATCTATATCAAATGAATCTTTCTTGAATTTTTCGTTAATCTTCTTTGATACTGAGTCTTTTCTTTCTTTTGCTGCATCAATGTCTTTCGAAAGTTTTGTATACTCATCTTGCAACAATGAAAGCTGTTCTTTTTTCTGTGTTGTATCAGGCTTACTAGTTCCCGGAATCTTTTGACCACAAGTTGGGCAGATGTCAGTTATCTACTCAAGCTTACTGATTTCCTTTGTCAATACATTTATCTCTGCTCTCAGCTATGCATCTTTTGCAGTAAGTAGATTAATCTCATCTTGCACTTTATCCGTGTTCTTGTGAAGATTTTCTGCATAGTCATTAGTAATCTGAACTTTCTTTGTAGTATATTCATCAACTATTGCTTGTTTGTTTTCTACAAATTTATTTACCTTATCAATAGATGATTGTATAGATTCTATATCTGAACTCAATGATGATATATCCCGAAGTGAGCTTTGTTTACACTGCTCTAATTGCTTACCAATAGCTTCCTTCTGCTTTTCATAAACACTTATTTTTGAGTTTGTCTCAAGTGCTTTATCCTCAAACCCACGTAGTTGTGTCCTTAGAACTTCTTGCCTTCCTTCCAGTTTGTCCTTTATAGATTGAATCATGAAGTCAGACTTAGTTAATTTTTCCAGTATTTCTTTTCTCTGTGCTGGCTTATTATTACTGAATCTATTTGGCAAACCTTGACCAAGGATAATAACACTATCTACAAGATTAGATGTGACATCTGGTAAGTATTGCGCCAATAATTTTGTTGACTCCCTTATACCCTTGCCTGACCTATCAATACCATTAATGAAAATCTTCATATCAGGTTTTGGAGTAATGAATCTACGCACAATGAAGTTATCACCGTCTACACTAAAGTGCAGTTCTACCCAGCAATTCTATGGATTGCCAAATATGTTCTCCAATCCAGTTGTTGTTCCCTAGGTTGTCTCTCCAGTCAATGCAAAACAAATTGCATTGAAGATTGACGATTTACCAGAACCATTAGAGTATGCATTATCCAGCTTACAGTTATTTCTCCCAGATACTAATGTATATCCTAAATCTGATAAATTCAATTCAGAATGCTCAAATGATGCAAAGTTGTGAAGTATAATTTTCGAAAATCTAAGTTCCATTAGTTACTCCCTAATAATGTTAATTCTTCTGACAGAATCGGTGATGGGTCTATCTTAGTTTGAACATACTCAATGAATTGCTTCATATGATCTTCAACTTTGAAGTCTGTCTCCTCGATTTGCTCATACCCATAAAATGTAGTCATAAGTTTATACTCGATGACATTGCTCATAGATTCTAACTTTTCTTTTGCCTTGTCAGCATACTTACTAAGACATGATAATGATACAATTGAATTGTCTCCTACAGAATCCAACTGCTCTAACTCCTGCTCAGTATTCGCAACAAATTTATAAAAATTGTAAGCATATGGATTGATATAAGGGTCTAAAGTTACTGAATTATCATCATTGATTGTAAGTATGTATGCATAGTGCTTATGATACAATGCATTCTCATTGAAATTCAATCCACTAAGATTACCAGCAATAAAAATCCTATCCTTTATTACATTGCTATTATGTAGATGTCCATTGATAAATAATGTGCAATTATCTAAAATCTCGTTTACATCGAATCCAGATGTTGATAGGAATTTTCCATACTGAATGCCGGCAATGTCATTGTGACTCAAAACAATCTTTTTCTTCGAATTATCTAGCATATAATCCTTGAACTTTCCTATTACATCATTTATAAAGTATGGTATAAAGTATAAGTCTACCCCATCTGTAACATTTCTAACTTCTACATCAGTAACCACTTTTGCACCCATACTCTTGAAAATCTGTGCAGTAGAATACTCTAAACTAGATATGTTTGCTTCATGGTTTCCAGTAAGAAATGTATGAGGGAGTTTAGAAAAATATACTTCCTGCAATGCTGTTATTTCCTCTGCTGTCATATCAGACCTATCGAACATATCACCAAGACATATAACCTCATCACACTTTTCAGATTCTGCTAGATGTTCTGCCCACGAAATCGAATCAATTAAATTATGCAGTCTTGCAGAGTATCTCTCACCCCTTTTTCTAACTATTGAAGAGTTAGAACAGAAGTGAACATCACTATACAATAAATACTTTGTCATTTACTATCTCCTAATATATTACAAATAATATAATCTGCTAATTGTTCTTGTGTTAATCCACCAAATTTATACATATACTCAACATTTGTTAGCATTGAATAAATCTTTACTAACTCCTCAGTTGAGTAGTAACCTATATTATGTTTCTTTATAACATACAACTGTTTATCACTTATTCCTAAGTCTTCTGCTTTTATATTCTGGTCTGCTTGGACTGCAATTATATTTCTAAAGCTATTTAGTAAGATACTTAGAATCCAAACATGTGGTTTTGAATCTATGTAATCGAACACCTTCAATACTTGCAATGCACTACCAGTATCTCTCTTTATGATTGCATTAGTTAAATCAAATATAGTTAAGTTTGAAATTGTGTTATACTCACCTGAATTATAAAGTTCATCGAATAACATACTTTGCACTGACTCACTAAAGATAGATACTTTGTCCATATCATTATCTAATCTAAAATAGTTTGTCTGTGTTACTCTGGAGTCAGTTACTTCATACTGAGTCATTAGCCACTCTAAATCAGTCTTACTCATACCAGGAAGTTTGAACTTAAGGTAATCTACAAATTGCCACTTCTCTAATTTTGGAATCACAATTGCTTCTTTTATCTTTGATTTATTACAAACTACTATTAAGTTGTCTGCACTAAATTCATTATCGTATTCATCTACTTTATAGATATATAGGTACCCACAATCAGCAAAACCGCCATCACCTATCTCGCTGAAATTATCTATATGTTTAATTTCCAGACCTTTTATATCTGCTATTTTATGAACGTATTGGTCTATAATAAAGTAAGATGAATAGTCAGAAGCAACAAATACTTTGAATGAATCGTCTATAGTTTTTGAAGCTATTTTACTTTTCAACTCTTCTATCTTCATTGAATACCTCTTGCCTTTTTCCACATCTCTATTAGATAATGTTCAAAGTATCTTTTCTTGTCCAACATAAATCTTATATGCTTGTTCATATTAACTATGCTATCGTATAAATCATACTTCTTCTTTATAAGCATTTGTCTTGCTAAGACTGAGTTAAATAATCTTAGTTCAAACTTATCATACTGGTCACTGAAGTTTATTTTATCTGAGATAGTTAACATATTGGCAAATGAAGCTTTTTCCATATTATCTATGATTGTATTACATAATACAACCAACTTCTTTATATCTGTATGGTTTGCAATCTCTATTTGCCCTGGAGTTGTGCACACATCTAACTTTACATCTTCATCTCCATTAGTGACTAAAGATTGTAAATACTCTCTGCTGAAGCTATCCATCTGTAACACATAACTACGGTTTATAATAGTCTCTAGAATGTTGTATGTTGATTCTCCATAAAGAATCATATATGTAAATGCTGATGGTTCCTCAAATAGTTTCAATAATATATTTTGATTTAGTTCATTGAACTTTGTCATATCAATTGAGTACAAGGTCAGGTTTGAGGCTAAATACATTTTATCTACAACTTCCTTCGAGAATACATCACTTATATCTAAATAGTCCAAATTGAAATACTCAGCAATAAATTTGCAGATGTCCTGATGACCTGCTCCTTCATCTCCTAGCAATAAAATAGAATGTGGTAAAGTGTCTAAGTTAAATGACTTTATTTTCTGCTTAAGTTTATCTTGCATAATTACCTCCATACTATGTTATTATAACACAAAAGGGGTAAAAAGTAAACTACTTCCTACCCCTAAATTTGAATTATGTTAAGTTGTCAATGTTATCAATGATCTCATCTACGATTCCTAAACTTACCTGTTCATCAGAATAAATATACCACTCTTTACCTTTGTGCTTTGTAAGAAGCTTTTGGTCTATATTAGTTCGTTCCATAATATATTCCTGCATAGTTTTAACGAAGTGTTTATAATCTGCCATCTGTGCTTCTGTTTGTTCAAATGTTCCTGATGTTCCACCTGAACCAGAGTGAATCAATGCAGTTGAATGCTTCAAGCAAAACCTCTTATGTCCTGATAAAAGTAAGATGAGACCTGCACTCATTGAAGCACCCATATTAATTGTATACACAGGTGTCTTGCTTAAAGCAATCACATCTAACAAACTGAAGCAAGCACTACCATCTCCACCATAACTATAGATAAGCAACTTGATTGGTTTACGTTCTTCTACTGGGATGTCTTTGTCTTCCTTGTTGATTCTGAGAATTTCCTTTGAGATGTTCAGCACCTCTTCGCTAACATCATCTGCTAACCAAATTACTCTATCACCTAAATCCCTATAGTAACTAAATAACTCTGGGTCTGGTAATGATTGACTATCATACTTCTTTTTTACTGCCTCAATTGCTTCTAAAATAGTGTCCAATTTATTCCTCCAAAAATGTATTAGTATATGCACCCATTTCTTATTTTACTTACTTTTCATAGATGTAATCTAGGTGGTAATATACATCGTTTATATACTTTTCACTCGGTTGTCCATACACTCCAGAGAAATATGAACCAATCGATTCTCTTATACTTCCATAACGTTGATACCAATAATAAAATTGATATATGCCACAAGCTATGTTGTCATAAGGGTCAGTTTTG